AAATCAGTCCCAGGGTCAGGAGTTGGAGTAATCTCGGTTGTATTATTTTCATCTTCTGTCATAGATTAAAACACCACCATGTGTTGTAAAATAATAAAAGTGGAGGGATTTTATTCGTCTCCTCCATCGCTTTCATCATCATCTTCTTCAGGGACTATAGTTGTTAAACTAATATTGAAACTTGTATGCTCACTATCAGTGGTTATTTCATCACTATAATCCTCGAATCCTTCTGCTGTAACTGTAACTGTATGCTCACCATCACCAACACTAGTTATATTACATCCACCAGCTCCGCCAGTTGTGCCGGTTTTCTTATAATCCACTGTAACTTTAGCACCACTGACTGCTGCAGGTTCGGCGGCATCATCTTTAACAGTGAAACTAATAGTTCTCTGTGTGGTGCCTTGTAATTCAGTATAGATGAGTGTCCATCTTAAACGGCGACTTCTTCTTTGCATATGGGTTAAACCTTTCCATAACGGAACATCAGTAGTATCATTAATCTTGGTAGCAATAGCATTCCATAACTTAATGGTACTCCTACGGGTGATTCCGTCTAGATCTTCCCAGTCATCGAAGACGTCACTAGTATTGGCACATAAGTGTTCATATAGTTTACGTTTGTTACGTCTTAATTGTAATGGGAGTTGGTCCCATGACTTTAAAGTCATAGACTACCAATCCTCCTTATAATTTGTTTTGTGCTTGGATTGCAGCTGCTTCAGTTGCAGTCATTACACCGGTAATGAAAGCATTTGGGAATTGTAAGCTTGCTGCACATCTGATACGGTAGTAGTATTCGGTTCTTTCGTTAGCAGTGTCTCTGTGAGGTTCAACGGATAAGTCTTTGTAGACACCATACCAAGTGTATTCAGGGATAGTTAAGATGGATGGTACGTTACCGAATACTGTTCTTCCATCAGTTGCATCTAATACAGGGGAGTATTTTACTGGAATGTTTTTATAGGTTAATGCTGGTCTACCTGTTAAGTTTGCATCACCGAGAGTGTCTACTCTGGAAGCGAGTAAGTTTTGGTATGCATCGTATACTTCCCATGGAACGTAGAAGCTTAATCTGTTCATTAAACCTGCTGCACGGTATGGTACTGGTAATGCTCCAATCATTGCATCGAACATTGCATCGATACCATCATCTAAATCAAAGTCCCCATCATTGTCATCGGTATTGTCGTTTGCCATGTCGGATTTGACTTGGTAGGTTTTTGCTTGTTCTAACCATCCATCGAAGGTACTGAATAATGGGTCTGCGTGGGTGTCACCATCTACATAGGAAGCGTCACCGAAAACACATAAAGCCTCAAGGTCACGACCTACTGCTTCACCCATCATAGAGAGTAAGGTTTGTTCGAATTGTTCTTTCTCAATGTTATCATCTTTATCATCATCGTAGATTCTGGTTAAAGCTTTAAGTTTAGTGGATTTTAACTCTGCTTTACCGAAATCAACATCCGCTTCAGTTAAACTGTCTTGGGTGTTTAAGTCACTGTCTTTGTAACCGTTTTGTAATACTCTACCATCAATTAAAGTGGAGGATACGATTTGGTTCATTGCGTTCATTCTACGGAAAGAAGCATCTTGTAAGATAGATTGATTAGTGGTTGCAGCACGGATGAAAGTATTGAACTGTTCATCATTAAGTATTGCTTTAGCAGTTATCATATCTGCTCTTACATCTCTCATTGATTTGAAGACTTCTTTCTCGTTCTCATGTACTAATTGGGATAAGATATATTCATTTACCATAAAATATCACATCATTTAAAATAAATATTATAATTTACGGGTTCCATCAGGGTTTCTTCCTAATGCTTCGTAAACATTCTGCACATGCTTCTCTGCTTGGAGATTATCATGTACTGGTTCGGCTTTGGATTCGCCTTTTTCTGCTTGAGGTTCTTCTTCTTCCTCTTCAGTTTCTTCTTCTACTTCTTCTTCAGTAACTTCAGTTTTTTCAGCTACTGGTTCTTCTTCAACTTCCACTACTTCTTCAGTTTCAGATTTTTCTGCAACTGGAGTTAATGCTTCAGTTAAAGTTTTAGTGAACTCTTCCTGCATGGATTTTAATGCTTCAGCAAAGTCAGATTGCATAGTAGTGATTGTGTCTTTTAATTCAGATACTTCACTTTTCAATGCTTCGACTTCAGCTTGTTCACTCATACCCATTGCTTCGAGCATACGAGATTTTAAGCTTTTAACGTCTTCTTGGTTTTCCATTATCTCACCATCTAATGTACAGAATTTGCTTTCATGCAAACACGGACTCTTAACAAGTGATACACTTAACACCACTGGATTAGGTACATCTTTGATTAAAGCGGTACCACCACTATTAATGCTTTTGCATGCTCGTGGTAGTGGTGTGTCCTTATTTTCTTTTAACGCCGCAAGGTATTTGTCGGCTCGTTCCTTACTAAAGACACTCACACTATAACCAGTGTAACCTCCCTCCAATGCGGTGTTAATCGCATCTTCATTGGTAAGATGTGAGGTGATAAACCATGACCCACGTGGATAAGTTTTCATGGATCCATTGAGTAGGGTTACGGTTGTGTCTTCACTTAGTAAGAATGAGCTGATTGGTTCACCTGCTTTGACTCCATTGATTGTGAGTCCATGTTCAGGGTCTATGAATCCGTAGTGTTCGTATGATTTTGCGAATTCTTTTATTTGTTGTTCAGTTAATGGAGTTTCCCCATTAGCATAGTCACAGTCTTTTGCTCCTGGTATCATGACTGGTGCTGTGAGGTCAACGGTTCCATCACTGTTTGTTGTTAATTGCATAAGAATAATATTTCTGGGATTGTGGAAAGGGCCAAATGGAATTCTGAAAGGACCCTTTCAATATATAGTAAGAACAATTAGAAATTGGTTTATTTGATTGGGATTAGGTCTTCTTCTCGGAACTGTTCCTTGTCAGGTGGGGCAATATAACCATATGGGATTACGAATGGTGCATTACTACACCGGCAGTTAATCCATTCTTCTATTGGTCCACTTGTGTCCCCAGGATATTGTAATCCATTACTGTAGGTTCCACCTAATGGTATTATTTCCCCGTTTATCTCGGCATGTGATTCTCTGGTTCGGTCATCGTCGGCTGCTATCCATTGAGTATATGATACGTTCATGGTTTCGTAGGTTCTCATGACTCCTTGATTGTGACTGTTATGGATTTCGGTTCTGGCTATTCGTTTGGCTTCCCATGTTTCTAATTGGTCAAATCTTTGTGTGAGTAATCCGGCGACTATATTGATTCCTTTACCACTTGTATATCCATCGGTTATGATACGATTAATATCACTGGTTATTCTTGCTAATGTCCTTTTACTTGCGATGAATGTTTTATTGAGTAAATCTTCTTCTGTCCATTTCAGGGTGGCGAAGAATGGTTTATCACTCCTTATGACTTTACGGAATATATGCCTTATACCTTTCTCAGCATGTTTGCCGTTGATGATGTCGATTAATCGTTCCGCTTCCTTAACACCTAATTGGTATTCTCGTTTATCATGTTTTACCAGTATATTGTAATACTGTTCATGTGATTCTTCGATTGGTGCTATTATCATATTGATATGTCCTTGAAGCATTTGATAATCTGACCAATACTCCTCCAAGTTATCAAGGACTTCTTCACGTAAACCTTTGAAGTATTTACTGATAGCACGTTCCAATTGCTCCTCATTCACAAGTGAACGTTTACTATTCAATTGTGCTATCAACAATTTCCTCTTCAACTGTAGGTTCTTCTTCAACTGTATCACCAGTTAAACTATCATTCAAACTTGACAATATGGTATCAACTTCCAGATAAGGATTGTCTTCGGTTTGATTCCATATCTGCTCCAATGGCACACCATTAATATACCTTGCATTCAGGTAGTAATCATCAGGGTCTTCCATTGTTAAACCGAATTTACTACCAAAGTTATCAATCAGTTCTTTAATGGTCATTGCTCCTCTTTGGAATAGGAACTCCGCAAGGGCAAGGTCTTTGGTGTAATCGATTGGTGCAACATCTTCAATACAAAACTTCCAAGTGGTTACTCCTAACTCTGCTCCTATCTGATTAACAATTGATTCTATTTCGGTTTTGATTGGTGCAATTGTACCGTACTTATAGGATGCCATTGTTGCTTGTGAGTTATTACCATTCAAGTTACCAGCATCAAAGATGCCAATCCGAGACGGATCAACTTTGTGACAATGTACAACTTCGTCTCTTGTATCTTTAC